TAAAAAGTATAAGATTTAATGAATTACCAGGTGTTGATGGAAATTATAGAAGTTTTATAAATGGAGAGGTTTGCGATTTTTTAAATGTGGATGGCACTATTGATACAAATAAAAGATTTTCCATTGGCTCCACTACAATTTTACCTGCTCCTATTGCCACAACAATTAGATATGATGATTCGACAAGAAAATATATTTATCGACAAGAAAATTTATTATACACTTTTGGAAATGCTGATAGATTAATTGGAAAAATCAATGAAGGAAAAGCAAATACTTTTGACCCAGTTAATTCTATCGGTCCAGGATTCAAAACAGAGTCAGTCGATTTAATAGCAAACGTATATTTTAGGAAAGAAGTTTTAAACTCGGAAACTGGTCAAATGGATGATACTATAGTATCATTAAGTGATGGGTCACAAACCGGTATAAACCCTAACAGCAATCTTATAGTTGAATTTAATCAAACAATTAATACTGACTCGATAGTAATTAATACTTCAGGTCCAGAAGATGTTTCATTGAATGATAATATAACCATTTCTTATGATAGCAATTATCAAAATTCTATAACACTTGATTCTGATTTTAGGGCTAGCAATAATGATACATATTTTGAGTTTAGACCTAAAATATTAACTCAAACAAATCCACAATTGCAATTAACTCAAACGGGTGTAATAAATTGTCGTTTGAAAAATACATTGAAAACTAAAGGCGGTGGTTTATTACAAAATTCTGGAATAAGTGCAGATTTTCTCAGTTTTGCAAATACCGCAACTATTGCTTCCACTGGTGATTTTAATGTAAAAAAAGTTTCTGTATTAGCACCCTCTAGAAGAGAAATACTAGATGTGAGTGGAGATAAACTTTTAGGTGTAAATGTTAAACCAATAATATCTGTAATATTTAATGAGGCATTAAAATCTGAAACATCACATACCTATACCATAGGTAGTGGCCAAGACGTAGAAATTTCTACACAATCGGATTTTTCATCAGGTCATTATACTGGAGCAACAAGTTTTTTTGTAACTGGATTATATAATAATGAATTATTGATTTCGATTGGAGATAATTCAGACTCGTTAGTATCTACAGGAACAACTTATTATATGAGAATTAATACAAGCATAGAAAATGAAAAAGGTAGTGTATTGCAATCGACTTCACTCGTTTATCATTTTCAAACAGATTAGGAGATTAAATGGCTTTAGTACCTTCCACATTGGCGGCACAACTTGAAAGTGCCTTATTACAAGCAAAGGCGAGTTCATCGCCTACCGCACAAACCCAATTAGCACAACAAATGGCACAGGCTATAGACACGTATGTTAAAAGTGCATTGGTCACCACAGTAGTATCAGGAACTGCGGTAGGAGGTGTCTGTACACCATTGGGTCCTGTAGCAGGGGCCGTTGTAACTGGAACAGGAACAGGTGCACCTGGAGTAGGATTATCATAATGGCTCTAATATCATCAACATTAGCCACGCAAATAGAAACTGCGTTTTTGACGGCTCAAGCAGATACTACACCAACGGCAACTACAACTCTAGCAAATTCTATAGCCTCAGCGATACACGCTTATTTAATTCAAGCTCAAGTTACAACAACGGATACAGGAACGGCTGTAGGTGGCATTAATGCAAGTGTACTTGCTCCTCCTGCTCCTCCTGTTCCTGGGCCAATAACTGGTCCTGCCGTTGTAACTGGAAGCGGAACTGGCTTTTTAACATAAATAATAATATGTCTTATTCAGCAAATAAATCACCAAGCGTTTCACCGGATAACGTCTATGCATCTGATGATGTGGCAAGACAGTTAATTAAACAAAAGAGAGCTAAAAACGATTATTTTGATTTAGATTTGAAATTTACAAAAAATCCTAATACAGGAGATATATCCGCAAGACGAGGTAGTAGTAGCGTGAAACAGTCAATTAAAAATTTAGTTTTGACTGAAAATTATGAAATACCTTTTAAACCTGAAGTTGGGTGTTCTGTTAAATCTTTACTTTTTGAACCAATGGATTTTGTAACAGAACAAAGAATAACCGATTCTATAAAATCGGTAATACAAAATTATGAACCTAGAGTTGAATTTTTAACTGTCACGGTCAAGGCAGAACATGAAAATCATGGATATAATATAACAATAGTTTTTAGTGTAAATAACAGTAACGAAAAAGAAACGATTACAACTTTTTTATCGTCAACTAGAGGTTAATAATGGCAGAGCCTAGTAAATTAAGAGTGTCGGAATTAGATTTTAATGAATTAAGAACTAATTTAAAGTCATTTCTAAAATCGCAAGATAAATTTAAAGATTATAATTTTGAAGGTTCTGTAATATCTTCATTATTAGATGTCTTTGCATATAATACTCATTATAATTCGTTTTATTTGAACATGATAGCAAATGAAATGTTTTTAGATTCTGCGGTAACACGTTCAGGAATGGTATCATTATCTAAGTTATTGGGTTATACTCCTAGGTCAAGAGTCGGAGCAACTGCAAATGTTAATTTAACAATTACTCCGACTGATAGTCCCACCAACATAATAGTATCTAAAAATACCAAATTTAATGCAGATATTGATGGTATTAATTATACATTTATAACAGATAAATCTTATTCAGGATTTGCTAATAATCAGAATATTGCAGTTACAATACCAAATGTGACTTTATTGGAAGGAGAACCTCTAAGGTTTACACACACAGTTGATACCAGTATCGAAAATCAAAGATTTGTGATTCCAAATCGAGGTGTAGACCATCAAAGTATTAAAATAACATTACAAGAATCAGAATCCGATACAAGAAAATCTGTTTATGAAAAAGCATCGGATTTGCTTGAAGCAAATAGTAGCTCAAATATATTTTTTATAGAGGAGGGTACTGATTTTTTTACCGAAATTAAATTTGGTGATGGTATATTAGGAAACGATTTAAAAAATGGTAATATTGTTTTGATAGATTATAATCTAACATCAGGTGTATTAGGAAACGGTGCAAATGTTTTTAGTGTGGCAACTACTGCAGGTGGATATCCTTCAGTCGTTGTTTCTACAAATTCGCCATCGACTGGAGGTGCGGATGAAGAGACATTAAATTCAATAAGATTTAATGCACCAAGACACTTTTCAGCTCAAAATAGAGCAGTTACTAAAGAAGATTATAGAAGATTAATTTTAAGAGAATATCCATTAGCGGAATCAGTCATTGTATATGGAGGAGAAGATGCTGACCCTCCTAAATTTGGAACCGTCTATGTGGGAATTAAACCTAGAGAAGGTTTATTTATTTCCTCGTCCATTAAAGAAGGAATAAAAAATAATATTATTAGGAAATATAATGTTGCTTCGATATCTCCTGAATTTGTTGATGTCGATTATTTGAATGTAAATCTCACATCACAAGTCAAGATTGATACTCGTTTAACTCAAAAAACTCCTCAAATTCTAAAAAGAAATATTTTAGATACAGTAAAAAAGTACCAACAAACATCATTAAATGAATTTACGGAAACTTTTAGAATTTCTCAATTATCAAGAGCAATCGATGATACTGATGATGCTATATTAGGTAACGATAGTTCAATTACACTAAAAAAAGAATTAATTCCAAATTTAACAGTGGCATTAGATTATATAATAAATTTTAGTAATGAATTATATCATCCATATACAAATTTTGAAGGTACTTTGACTTCAACTGACTTTACATTTATAGATGATTTTGATGTTGTAAGAGAAAATTGTAAATTTGATGATAGTAAAGGAGACGTTAGAATTTTTAGAATGCAAGATGGTCAAAAAGTAATTGTTAATGCACTTGCTGGTACAATAGATTATATTACAGGAAGAGTGCAAATTAATAATTTTAAACCTGAATCATTTGTGGGCAATTCTTTAGACATTAAAACCATACCATTGAATAGTGATTTGCAAGCAAAAAACAATCAAATAATTTTAATTAATGAACAAGATATAAATTTGAGTATATTTGATATATCAACAACGGTAGAAACTTCAGAAGTATAAGATGTCATTTTATTCAGATACCGAAAATACTATTCCAATAAACCAGATATCGAGTTTAATAAAGCAACAACTGCCTTCTTTTATAACTGAAGAGGGAGAGGACTTTGCTGATTTTTTACAAAAATATTATGAATGGATGGAGAGTCATGAGTTAATAATTCAAGATGCCGCACAAAATGAATTTAAACAACAATTACATGATGAAAGAAGTCCAGGTTTATTAAAATTAGAAGATGATACTTTTTTAAATTTAGAAAGTAATAGAGGGCCGGATAGTGGTTTTATTAAAGGTGAAAAAATAACAGGTCAAAGTTCAGGTGCGACAGGATTTTCAGATAGAAATAGTTTATTGTCTGATAATATTTTATTTCCGTCTAATGTGACTGGTATAGATTTTGAACCGGGTGAAACT